TATCATTGGATGTCTAGAGATATATGTGAGACTAACTGGAGATACTCTGATTGTCTAGAAAGACTGGCTTATGACTACCAAGGACTATATAATCAATTAATACAATTACAAAAAAAGGGGAAAATCATACTTAAATAATGATATAATATAAACATATGAAATTTACACATGAAGATTTAAAAAACTTATCAGTACTACTAGGTGTAGGTAAATGGGAACTTACAGCCAGAGACAGTACAGTACTTCTTAATTTACTCAACAAAGTAAATGACGAGCTTAAAAGTTTAGAAACACAACCAGAGGGTGAAGTTAAATAATATGAAGATATTACTTACAGGCAGTTCGGGAATGGTAGGATCACATGTACTTAAATACCTCCTAGAAAATACAGACCATGAGTTTGTATGTATATGTGGATGGGAACACAAAGGAGAACCAGCAAAAGTACAATGGGCGATGAAAGGATATGAATCAAGGGTTAAAGTTATAACTCATGACCTCTCTAAACCATTTACTCCAAGAATTGAGAAGGCTATTGGAACACCCAATATAATCTTAAATATTGCCTCAGATTCACACGTAGATAGGTCAATTGATGAACCAGTAGACTTTGTGCAAAATAACGTAAATTTAGCCCTTACAATGCTAGAATTTGCACGTAAGGTAAAACCACAACTGTTTCTTCAATTCTCAACTGACGAAGTTTATGGGGTAGCACCAGAAGGAATTAACCACGCAGAATGGTCTCCTATTATTCCAAGCAACCCTTATTCTGCAAGTAAAGCGGCACAAGAAGCTATTGCTATTTCATACTGGAGAACTTACGGAGTACCAGTAGTTATTACTAACACAATGAACGTATACTCAGAACAGCAAGACTGGGAGAAGTTTATACCTTTATGCGTAAATAAAATCCTAAAAGGTGAAGAACTTACTGTACACGCCTATCCAGGTGCAACTAAAGCAGGCTCACGATTCTACATTCATGCTAACTCAGTAGCAGAGGCTGTTAATTTTATAATGAACAAGCCAGTAGGACTATACCCAAACACAGACAAACCAGATCGTTATAACATTGTAGGTGATGTAGAAATGGATAACCTTACACTTGCACAAACCATTGCCACTATTCTAGATAAAGAATTAAAATACAAACTTGTAGACTTTCACAGCAGTAGACCAGGACATGATACACGCTACGCATTAGATGGAACTAAACTAGCACAAGAAGGATGGCAACCTAGTCAAAACTTTAATGAAAAAATTAAAGAAACTGTATTAAAACTTAAAGAAAGATTTGACACAGGTGAATAAAAAACTATATACTACACATATGAAGAAAACAAACAAAATTAAAAGAGCTAAGGTTTCTGACGTTGTTAAAAAAGTAATGTTCAGAGGAACAATGAAATAATATGCCATTAACAAAGAAGGGAAAGAAAATAATGACGGCCATGAAGAAAGAATACGGTACCACTAAAGGTAAAGGAATCTTTTACGCAAGCGCCAATAAAGGAACGATTAAGGGTGTTGAGAAAAAACGCAAATAATATGTACTCAGTTGTGATTAGCAACTTTAATTACGGTCTTTATCTTAAAGAAGCTATTGAATCTGCACTAAAAGTATCTGACGATGTAATAGTTATAGATGATGCAAGTACAGATAATTCATACAACGTAGCTGTCCAGTTTAAGGATAAAATAACACTAATGGGATTCAACTATAACAAGGGCGTAGCTAAAGCTAGAAACTTTGGTATAGACATAGCTAAACACGATTACATAATCTGCCTAGATGCTGATGATACTTTAAACCAAGAAATAAAAGATATAGTACCAACAACCGATATAGTAGCAATAGGAGTACAACACTTTGAAGGAAGAAACGATATAGTACTACCACCAGAAACTATTACCCTTGAAATGCTACAACAAGATAACAGAATGCCAGTATCCTCTCCTTTTTCAAAAAAAATATGGAGAAAGGTGGGTGGCTTTGATGAAAAACTATCTGGTTATGAAGACTGGCATCTATTTATTAAAATGCTTAAAGCTGGAGCTACAATCTCATCAGTACGTAAACCATTATTAAACTACAGGATACACGCAGGTAGTAGAAATGTAGAAGCGGTTAAAAACCATAATGAACTTAAAAAACAAATAATATGAATTATTCTTATAGTTGTTGTTTATGTGGCAAACATATTGACAGTGGGTGGATTACTTGGACATACTATAAATATATAGTAAACAATAAAACAAAACATTGTAATACTTGCCACGAAATAATAAAAAAAGCAAAAAAATTAAATATAATATGAAAATAATAACAACAGACTTCCACAAATACGATTCTAACTGGTGGGATAAACTTTACCAAGCACATACTCACCAAGAATCACAAACAGAACAATCTAACCACCTAGACACTCAAGCTATTATAGGAGACGGCTCAGTAATAGACTTTGGATGTGGGCATGGGTATTTCTCTAAGTATGTAAAAGGAGATTATCTAGGATTAGACTGGTCGCCAGAGGGAATCAAGAAAGCAAAGGAAATTTATGCAGGACACTTTGTTGTGGCTGACGCTTTAACTTATGACGCTGGTAGACAGTTTGATTACGCAGTAGCCTTTGAGATATTTGAACACCTCGAAGAACCTAAGAAATTAGTAGACAACATGCTTAGACACGCACCAGTAGCAATATTCTGCTTTCCTAAAGGTGAGTACTCAGAAATTACAGCCAAGAATGACCAAGGGCTATTAAATAACGTAGGGATACACGATCACGACTACCACTACGCTAACTACTACAAAGAAGACATACTACAAATGTTCCCTAATGCAGAAATCATAGAGAAAGAGATAGACTTCATGGTAATAGTAAAAAGATAATATGTTTGTAAGCAAAAAAGACCTAGATTTAATAAATTTTAAATTAAATAAACTAGAAGAAGATTTAAGAGCAGAAATTAACGCACTCAAACTAGACTACAAGAAAGATACACCGACCAAGCCAAAGAGTAAGAAAACTCAATAAAGCAATGGACCTAGAAACCTTTATAAAAGAACATTGGGAAACTATGAGCGTCGCAGAGATGTCTCGCAGAACTGACAGACCTGAAACCACAATCAGACGTAAGGCATATAATTTGGGATTGAAGAGTAAAAAAGATTTGTTTAGAGAAACCATGGAAGCTAAACGCTTTATACCACCTAATGATTGGAAAGATGGGTGGATAAAAACTAAAGAGGCATCCATAAGGGTTGTAAACAAAGAGAAGCAAATTACCTACGAAACCATAAGAGATGACTTAATATCAGAAATTAAAAAATATTCCCCAAAGTTTAAAAAAATAAAGAGAGCAAAAACCGAACCACATTTATTAGTGTTAGACCCCGCCGACATACACATAAACAAACTATCTGTTGCAGAAGAAACGGGAGAAGACTATAACATCAAGATAGCCCTTGAAAGAGTACATTCTGCTGTTAATAGTATCTTAGAACGCTCAAAACCATACCGTATTGATACGATAATGCTGTGTATAGGTAATGATGTATTACATACAGATAACAAGTCAGGAACCACAGCAGGAACTCCACAAGACATGGATACCCAATGGCACAAAGCCTTTAAGGTAGCACGCAAAATGTACGTGGAGATAATAGAACAATTACTTACAGTAGCTGATGTTCACATAGTATATAATCCCTCTAACCATGACTGGTATTCAGGATATATGCTAGCAGACGCTATATACTGCTGGTTTAACAAACACCCTAACATAACATGGGATATTGAAATAAAGCACAGAAAGTATTATACTTATGGTAAGAACCTTATAGGTACTTCGCATGGAGATGGCGCAAAAGAAAACGATCTTCCTATGCTAATGGCAACAGAAGCAAAAGACTGGTCAGAAACAAGATTTAGATACTACTACCTGCACCATATACATCACAAAAGACAAATCAAATACGTAATAGGAGATAAACAGCAGATTACCATAGAATACATGAGAAGCCCCTCAGCCCCTGATGCATGGCATGACAGAAACGGCTATAAAGCTCCTAAGAGTATAGAAGGCTTCATTCACCACAAAGAACAAGGACAAGTAGCAAGACTTACAGTAAACTTTTAATATAACATATGGATTTAACACCACAACAACAATCATTCCTAACACACTATCTTAACCCAAAGAGTGAAACTTGGGGCAATGCTCTTCAATCAGCCCTAAAAGCAGGATACTCAGAAGAATATGCTAAAAACATAACAGGGCAAATGCCTGACTGGTTATCAGAAAATATCAGAAAGACTAAAATGGTAGTAAAAGCAGAAAGAAACCTAGACATGGCACTAGATGGTCTACTAGATGACCCAGAAAAAGGAGCAAAGACAATACAACACAAAGCAAGCGAATTTGTACTAAAGACTCTTAAGAAAGATACATATAGTGAAAGAACAGAACTAACAGGTAAAGATGGTAAAGACTTACCACAACCTATAATACAATTACCAAAGACAGAATAGTGTTCTGTTGCAAAAACCCAACCGTGGCGAACCGAGGAGCAAATCGGAGCAGCAAGTTATAAGGTTCTTGCAATAGCACATTATGTTCAACCATACAACATGTTTTAATAAAATAGCAGTTCTTAATAAACGTTTAAGAATAATACAAGGAGGAACTTCAGCAGGAAAAACTGGGTCTATTCTACTTTACCTCATAGCTAAAGCACAATCAGATAAGACTAAGACGCTAACAAGTGTAGTATCTGAATCAATACCTCACTTAAAACGTGGAGCAATGAGAGACTTCAAGAACATGCTCCAGGCACATGGATACTGGAAAGAAGATAGATGGAATGCCACAGACTCTATCTATACTTTTGAAACAGGTAGTCAAATAGAATTCTTTTCTAGTGATAATGGAGATAAGCTACGTGGAGCAAGACGTGATAGATTATTTATCAATGAGTGTAATAACGTAACTCTAGAGGCTTTCATGCAATTAGAGGTACGTACTAAAGAGTTTGTATTCCTAGACTACAACCCAACCAATGAGTTCTGGGTATACACAGATATATTAAATAAACGTACAGACTATGATTTTGTTATTGTAACTTACAAAGATAACGAAGGATTATCACCAGAAATAGTTAATGCTATTGAACAACGTAGAAGTAATGCTACTTGGTGGAAAGTATACGGAGAAGGACAATTGGGAGTAGTAGAGGGACGTATCTACAAAGATTGGAATACTATCGATGACATACCTCATGAGGCTAGGCTAGAACGTAGAGGAATAGACTTTGGTTATACAAACGATCCAACCGCAATTATAGATATATATTACTATAATGGGGGATATATTTTAGATGAAGTCTGTTATCAGAAAGGATTAAGTAATAAACAGATAGCAGACATTATTAAAAACCTTTCTCAAACTTTGTGTATTGCAGATAGTGCAGAACCCAAGTCAATAGATGAATTAATACTATACGGGATAAATGTAATACCAACCGTAAAAGGCCCTGACTCAATAAGGCAAGGAATACAGAAAGTACAATTCCAACGCATCTCAATGACTAAGCGCTCAACTAACCTTATTAAAGAATACCGTAACTATCTGTGGAGAGTAGATAAGAGCGGTAAAACATTAAACGAACCAGAGGGGGGACTAGACCACGCATTAGACGCTGTAAGATATGCAATTAACTCAATAGTAAACCCTCTTTCTAACCAAGAGAAAATTAAGAAACAACAACAAATGTACGCTAATAGATTAACGAACCAAAGAAGTTACAATATTTGACACGCAAGGTATAACTTTATATACTAACCATAACTTGCGGTACAATCTTTAATCATGAATCAAGATTTACCAATCTTTACCGAGTTAAATCGGCAAACAGAAAACTATAACAACGGCTACATTACATTAATCGATGGTCTTACTTTTTCTCAATGGAATACGCTTAAAAAAATAGAGTTTTATTCTAACTCTAAATACCTTACAGGAGATAAAGACGAACTAGGTAGAGACAAACCTTTCTACAACGTAGTAAATTACAGAACTAACGTAGCTGTACGTGCAACTGACATAGATGTTAAGGACATTAAGATAATCTCAGATAACCCTAACTTTGCAGAATACGCTTTCTTATATAACCATGAAGCTTATGAATGGATGAAACAATCTGACTTTTCTTTGTTCCTAAATGATTTTGGGCAAACAAGAGCTAGATACGGCGGAGTATTGGTTAAGAAATGCCAATACAAAGAACCAGGAGAGCAAGAAGAACTAGAAATTGAAGTGGTACCGTGGAAAAATGTTATTACTGACCAAGTAGACATCTGTAATGGAGTAATCACAGAAAAGCATTACATGCTCCCTAACGAACTAGCAGAAAAGAAAGATGTATGGGAGAACATCGACAAGGCCTTAGAACTAACTACTAAACAAGAAAAGAACTTACAGAAAGGAAACGCACAAACAGAAACTAACCGTATTCCTGTATTTGAAATTACTGGAGTATTCCCTGAAACATTTGACCCTGAGATAGGAGAAGATGGAGATAAAACAACATTCAAGCTGATGAGGTTTGTTATTGCTGGAGAAAACGGTGCGCAAGTATTACTCTTTAAAGAAGATCTAGAAGAATCACCATATAAATATCTTTCATGGGAAAAAGTACCAGGAAGAGGACTTGGACGTGGAGTAGTAGAAGAAGGTTTTGAAGCTCAAAGATGGACTAATGACGCTGTAATCGGAGAGACTAACGCTATGACCCTTTCGGGTAAAGTAGTAATGGTAACTGACTCAGAAGATGTAGGTAATAACGCTATTACTGACCTTGTAAACGGTTCTGTAATTAAAGTAAAAAGAGGAGAAACTGTACAATCACTTTCACTCCTTCCATCATCATTCCCTGAGTTCAATAACTTAAAGCAATCATGGGATACACAAGTACAAAGAAGTACTAATACCTTTGACGCAGTAACTGGAGAAACTATGCCTTCAGGAACTCCACTAGGTTCACTAGCTATTCAAGCTCAACAAGCGTCATCTTACTTTGATTACAAGAGAGAAGAGGCTGGTATATTCATCACAGAACTATTCAATGACTGGGTACTTCCATTCCTTGCTAAGAGAATTAACAAAGAACATATACTTTCATCAGAGTTTGACCAAGATGAATTGATGAAGATGGATGAAGCCTTTGCAACTCACCTTGTAAATGAAGAAGTTAAAAAGAAAATATTATCAGGTATGATTGTATCTCCAGAGGAATACCAAGCAGGAATTGATTTTACTAAGAATAAACTAGCACAAAGAGGAAACAGAAGATTCCTAGAAGTACCTACTGGATGGTTTAAAGACTTCAAACCTAAAGTATCTGTAATAGTTACTAAAGAACTTAAAGATATTGACGTTGAAAAGAAGAACCTAGAATACATCTCAATGATATTAGCTAGAAATCCGCAAGCTATGCAAGACCCTGTAATGGCTAAGATAATTGGAAGAATGGCAGAATTATCAGGTATCTTATCTCCAGGACAAATTGCAGGTATGCAAGGTACAGGACAGAAAATGTCTATCCCAGGACAACCAACAGCAACAGCTGCACAACAAAACGCACAAGCTGTACTTCCTGAAGCTCAACAATAAACATGAAACCACTACACAAATTTTACATAGATGAAGAAATGAGAAATGCAGTTAAAGACTTCTTCATAAATCATCTAAAAGAAATAACTATCAAGAAAGCTTTTGCAGGTGAATCAACAGAAGGCATCCTAGAGGCCAAAAATGCCCTCCAGAACGCATTTAAACAGCTAGATGATACCTTCGCACCAAAGAAAGAAATAAAGGATGTAAATCAGAGTGAATAAACGGTTATATTTCCGACCAAAAAATAATTAAAAGCTGTTATCGTTCAGAAGAAAAACGCTAAAATCAATTATCATTTTATGACAAATGAACAAGAGAACTTACAAGAAGAGGTATTGCAAGTAGAACAAGATCAAACTACTGACACCGAATCTATAGACCAAGAAGAAGAAACAGAATCAACGCAAGAAGAAACTGTTACTTTAACTAAATCAGAATTTACTAAGCTTAAAAGGCAAGCAATAGCTTATAAAAGCCAAAAGGAAAACCCTCCTGCTCCAAAAGAGAAAAAGGGTAGCTCAGACATTAACAGAGACGAACTGTTTTTAGTAGCTAAAGGATATGACGACGATGCAATAGCTCAACTCCAAATCATTGCTCGCGGAAGTGGTACAAGTTTAAGGGATGCTCTAGAGAATCCTTTATTCAAAAACTACGAAGCAAAACAAAAGGAAGAGGCAAGAAAAGCTAAAGCTAAGTTAGGTGCTTCTAATGGCTCAGGTTACTCACAAGGTGGCCCTGCTATTAAACCTGGAATGTCCGAAGCTGAACACAAAGCAGTTTGGGAAAAGATGATGTCTGGGAAGTAGTATTAAAGATTGCGGTAATGCTCATTTAAAAGATTAACCTAATTAATAAATTATATGGCATTTCCATCAGGTCAAGAGACAACAACAACTCTAGCCTCATTCATCCCAGCAGTATGGGGTGAAAAAATTAACGACTTCTATAAGTATAACCAAAACCTAGCTTCATTCTTTACTGACAGAAGTGCAGAACTAAAAGCAGGAGGTAATACATTGTATACACCAAACCTTACTGAAATGACTGCAAACGCAGTATCAGTAGGTACAGCTGTAAACCTTAACAACACAACTGAAACTAAAGTTACTCTAACTGTTGACCAATGGTATGAAGTATCATTTGGTATCCCTGACTCAGTAGCTGCTCAATTCAAGCAGTCTTACGCAGTACAGGAAAGATATGCAAAAGATGCTGCTTATACTATCGCTAACAAGCTAGAAGTAGCATTGGCAACATTGTTCTCAGGATTCTCACAAGTAGTAGGAGCTTCAACAACTAACATTGCTGACTCTGAAATTAGACAAGCTATTGCTTATCTAGAAGCTGCTGGAGTACCTGTATACAACGGAGAAACTGCATTCTTTATGCACCCTAACGTTTTCTGGAAACAAGTTCAAAACATTGACAAGTTCTCACTTGCAATCAACTCTCCAGTTAACGACCCAACAGCTAAGAAACCAGCTGCTTACCTATATGGAATCCCTGTGTATTCATCTCAAAACATTCAATACGTTTCTTCTACAACTGGTAGAAACAACGCATTGGCTCACAAAGATTCACTACACTGGGCAACTTCTGCTCTAGGAACAGGTGGTTCTATGGCTAACTCTATGGTAGGTTCAAACGGAGTACGTGTACAATCACACTACATCCCTGAATACCTAACAACTGTTACGACTTCTGACATTCTTTACGGAGTGGTAGAAAACCGCGACAATGGAGGAGTTCTTATAAGAACAGCTAACTAATAACTAAATAGTTACTTGCTTGGGGGGATAACCTAATCACTCTCCCCAAGTCAATTAGGCAGTAACAAAATAATAATATGAATGTAATAATATCACCCAACTTAAAAAGAGAAAGCGATGGCATTGACTATCGCACAGGAAAGAAAGTAAAAAGAATCTTTCATCCAAATGGAAAGATAGAGGTTTGGGAGTGTAATGACGCTTACCAACCCATAAGACAGATAAAGTAATGAGAGTTTATTTTATTGGTGGTTCTTATGAAAGTTGCTATTACGTAAGATGTTTGCAACCCCTTCAAGCTAACGGATGGGATGGTGATAAAATATCACTTTACTCCCCTAAAGCTAGTCCTGAAAACATGATTAAAGGAGCAATGCAGGCAGATGTAATTGTATTTCATAGGCCAATTAAACAAGAAATGTATGACGCTGCGGTATTACTTAAACAAGCTGGTAAAAAGATAGTAATGGACAATGACGACACGTATAGAGCCAACTCAGGAGTACCAGTACAAATGTTTGGAAAGGATAGAGAGAAATTGGATCACGCTATAAGTCATATAGATACACAACTAAAGAAATTTGCAGAGCTAGCCGACCTTGTTACTGTTTCAACAGAATTCTTAAAGAAAGAGTATGAGAGTGTAAATAAGAATGTACAAGTACTTCCTAATTGTGTAGACCCTTTTGACTGGGAAGAACCAACTAAAAATGACACAGGAAAAACTAGAATACTTATAACTGGCTCAGTAGCATCTAATAAAGACTATGAAAACATTATTCCCCTCCTAGATATGTTGAAAGGAAGGGAAGATGTGCAAATAATTCTCCAAGCATTACCAGCAGATAAACCAGAGCTTAAAGAAACTAGAGAAATATACAAGCCTGAATTAGACTTCTGGAAACAATACAACGTAGAATGGTATCCATTCATGTCCCTAACTGACTATCTAGAGTTTATACCTCAACTAAAGGTGGATATAATGCTTATTCCTAGGCACGATAACTACTTTAACAGATGTAAATCTAATCTTAAATTCCTTGAAGCCTCAATGTGCAAAATGGTTACAGTGGCTCAATCATTTCCTGATGGTAACTCACCATATGAGGCCAATGAATATGATGCACAAAACCTAATTCTTGCTACAACTCCTGATGACTGGACATATAAAGTTATGGAGCTAATTGACAACCCTCAAAGACGTGCAATTTTATCAGAAAAAGCGTATACTTATGTGAAAGAAAACTACGACATAAATAAAAACGCAAACAAGTGGAAAGAAACATATAACAAACTATGAGAACATTAACATATAAAAACGACAAAGCCGTAGAACTAATTAAACAATTTAAAGAACTATCATTAGAAGTTAAAAAGATTACAGATGAAATTAACAAGCTGGAAGAAGAGCGAAATAAAGTTGCTATTAAAGGACAGAAAGTCAAAGACAAGCTAAATCCAATAGTACAAAAACTAACAAAAGACGATGAAGGTGAATTTGAGGTAGTAACTAAGGTTGAAGCAACAGAAACCAATGAACTATCAGTAGAATTTACTGACATGCTTGAAGAGTGGAAGAAAGCATATAAGGAAAGAAATAAGAAATAATCCACATAATAGAGGCCCTAACAGGGGGAGGTATCACTATAAAAAGTGCCGCAATCATACTTCCTCCTAATAGGGTCTTTATTATTTGACTATTAAGATAATAATATATATACTTGAATTAATTGCGGATTAAACATATAAAAATATGGATTTATCCAACACAACTACAAAACAAGGACTAATACAGGACGCACTATGGTGGGTTAATGCAGATCTAACAAGTTATCCTTATACAGACATGATAAGAAGTGCCAACATGGGACTAAATGAGGTGGTTGGTCTTATTTTGGATGCAGATGGACGCTGGCAATTTGATGATACAAATTATACTGATTTACCTATCGGTACTACTAATCTAGTGCTTAACCAACAAGACTACGGAATTGATACCTCAATGGTTGATATTACACGTGTAGAATGTAAAGATGAAAATGGAAACTGGCAATATCTAGTACCGTTTGACCAAAGAGACTTAACTCCTCCAGGTGTAGCAACTATACCAGTTACAGGACTTACATCAGTAGGAACGTTGGGGGGTAATAACTACTCACTAACAGACTTTATGAGTACAGCTGGTACACCAGTTTACTATGATAAAATTGGTAACTCTATTTTCCTTTACCCTAGACCTAATTACAACTCAACAGGGGGTCTTAAAGTATACTTTCAACGAAAAGCAAGTTATTTTACAACCTCTAATTATGTATCTACAACTAATTGGGTAGACTCAACCCAGCCTGGATTTGCAAAACATTTACACCGTTACATTTCATATTACATGGCTAAAGATTATGCTGTTGCAAAAATGCTGACTGGAAATAAAATACAATCTTTAATGAATGAGTTGGAAAATATGAAACAAAAACTTACTTCTTTTTATTCATCACGTAAGAAAGATGAAAAGGTAGTAATGGTAGCACGTAATACACCTAGCTCATAATATGACAACTACATACACAAATCTTTCAAAAAATACTTCAACATTTACTAATGTATCTAAAAATACAAGTACTTTTACTAATCAAACAAAAAACTAATATGGCGCACAGATATGAAAAAAATTATGCGGGTGGATATGATATTGTAATTGATGGCTGGGAAAACGGTATTGCACCAAGTCCACACAAAGGAATTGCAGACATAAGAGGTTGTGATATAAGTAGTATACCAGGAACAATAATGTCAGGTTTTTCAGCTTACAATGAATCATCTCAAAACAGTGATTATTTGACATATACGTCAACTTTTACAGCAAACTCAACAACTGATGTTTTAACAATGACAACAGCTGTACCTGTAAGTATAATGGCAGTAACATTTTCATCTACTGGAACGTTACCAACAGGTATTTCATCTAGCACAAAATATTATTTAGTTACAATAGCTGGTGTAACTAAAATATCTACCACAATGGCAAACGCAGTAAGTGCAGTTTATTTAAATTTTACGTCTAACGGCACAGGCACATTGACAGCTTCAGCTGTAAGGATGAATGCTATAATGGCTTCAGCCACACATTGGAGAACATCTACCTTTTCTGGTGTTGCTTCAAGTACAATTTTTGCTGTGGATACAAGTGGACAGGTTTGGGCATATTCATATGCAGATTATGGCAAATGGGTTTTGATAATAGGAAATTCTGGATCAGCTAGTTACTTTGCTACTGGAATTGCCGTGTACCAAGATTGGCTTTTTGTGTTTGGCTCTGATAAAATTGATGTTTATGGTAAATTGACAAGCGCAATTTCAACACACACGTGGTACAACAACTGGAAAACACTTAATGGTTCTGCCACTTATACAGCATACAGGAAAACACTTGTTGGACAGGATAATGTTTTATATTGGACTGATTATCAAGATGATATAACATCTACAAGACTTGGTTTTATTGGGTCCCTAAGAACGGTAAGTGGACAAGTTTTATTTGCGGATACAGGAAATCCAACAACGTCTAATTCAACAACCAATTATAATTTTAATTCACAAGCTTTAGATTTTCCAGCTGGAGAAGAGCCGCAAGGTTTAGCAGAACTAAACTCAAAACTTGTAATTGCAACTGGTAATTACAGCCTATATACCACAAACAAAGAAAATTTAGCTAAAATATATACATGGGACAGAGTGTCAGCTTCTTTTGACTATCCAATAAGTATACCAACTGAAAAAATTTGGGATATTAAAAATGTTAATAATTTAATTTATATATTCTCTGGTAGAAATGGGGTAGTTTACAAAACAAACATGTCTTCAATAGCAATAGCCTTTAGTATTCCATGGCAAATGTACACCAAAGAAAACGTTTCTAATTATTTAGAAGGAGAACCTTTGAATAGTTATACAGGTGCATCTAATGCTGGAGGATACAACTTTGACGGAATTGTATTTGGGTATCAAAGTATATACAATGGACAAGAATTGTTTTTTACATGTAGTTTTATTAGTGGAACTGGAGTTTATGCTTATAATATAGAGAAAAACACACTTCGTTATGTTTGTGTATCTACTTATGGTGCGGGTACAGATATAGGGTCTGACATAGTAAATATATTTTCTTTAATCCCGTTTGTATATTCAGTTACTAAAATAGGCATGAGTGGGTTCTTTATGTCTGGAGTCTTTTACAATGGTGGTTATACATATTTTATGGATTATTATTATTACAATAGAAGTTCTTCCAGAGAATATGAATCTCATGTTATTACAGACATGATAAATCCTGGCACAACAAATAACCCTAAAACATTCCAACAACTGGAATACATATTAGACAAGAAAATGAACACTGGAAATGGTGTAACAGAAAGTGGTATTAAAATTTATTATAGGGAAAATATTGGAGATTCATGGCAACTATTAACAACTGATGACTTTGCTACTTATGGAGCCATTTCATCACGTATTATAGATTTTCCATCTCCTAGTATGAAATCTATACAAATTAAAATAGCTTTAAATCAGTTTACGCGTTTAAAAGAAATAAGAATAAGATAATATGGATATTCAAAAAACCGAGCAACTTATATCAGAAATGATAAAACAAAAATTAGATGCTTTATTGTTTACTAATGGAAATTTAACCCCATACCATACACATAATTCAATAGATGGAACTCCCCAACTAGATCCCTCTAATTTTTTACCATTTACAATTTATTCTGCTATTCCAACAGATACCGCAAATAATGGTACAATGAAAATTGTGTATGATGGTGTTAATTATCGTGTTTATTTCAGGGTAAATAACCTTTGGAAATACGTCAATTTGACATAAACTAGTAATGTTTATATACTTAAATCAAACAGCTATTTGCGGGAGCTTAAATAAAAATAAACATGGCAAATACCGTATCAGTTAGCGCAGTACCCTTCAATCCAAATACACAAATTTTTGGAGCTGCACCAACCCCATCTATGGGGACAGTTAATTTAAATCAACCTTCAAATAAACCAGTAGTCCCTCAACCCCAGGTTAATCCAATTACACCCCCAAACATTCCTCAATCTCAAAATATATCAACCTTTAATACAACAAAGGTTAATTTACCTCAACAAAGACCAACAGAAATTCAAGCCCCTGCTGTAAATTCTGCTTTTTCTGGTCTACAAAACATTCAAACACCAGTACAGGATACTGCTAATAATATTTCAAAAGCAATGTTGCAAATAATCCCACAACTTAGTGGGGTAGCACAAGAACAAGCAGCGCAAGAAAGTTCTTTGGGGGTTACACAAATGAACAAACAGTTGACTGATTTAAATAATCAAATGCTGCAAAGGAACGCTGAATTAAACGCATCAGATGTATCACTTGCACAAGGACTACAAAACATACAAGACCAGGCAATTCCTATGGAATTTATAACTGGGCAACAAGCATCATTGCAAAATCAGGCAAATTTAGCTAGAGCTGTTAAGGTAAGTAATATAAATATGTTGAATGCACTTGCTCAATCTGTACAAGGAAATATTGCTATGGCAAAACAAACAGCCAAAGAAGCAGTAGACCTTAAATATGCCCCGATCAAAGACATGTACAATACTTTACAAGCACAACTTACTGCTATTCAACCAATGCTTACAGCAGAAGAAAAAAGAACGGCGGCGCAACAAACAGCAATGTATGAACTTCAAAAAACATTGTTAACAAACAAGCAAAATCAAGAAACTAAATTTATGGATTTGATCCTTAAAGCCCCAACAGACTATGGTTCTACACCTGAACAAATTGGTGCAGCTATGGCAACATTTCAGAAAACAGGAGATATTATGCAGGCAGCCCAAGAATTAACGGGTGCTGGCGCAACAGCCATAACTGAATACTATAATACACAAAATGCAACACGAAACGCACTGTATAATAATGTAGGACAAATAACCATTGATAATGGATATGACCTTAATGCTTTTAAAAAAGGAATGGCTGGAGTTGAAAGTTCTAATAACTATAAAGCTGAAGGCCCAATAATTAAAGATGGATTCTACAAAGGACAACAAGCTTTAGGAAAATACCAGGTAATGCCAGGTAATTTACCAACATGGCTCAAACAAGCTGGCTTACCAAACATGACACCCCAAGAGTTTTTAAATTCACCTGATGCACAAGAAAAAGTGTTTGAAAACCAATCATTAACTAACTACGCTAAGTACGGGAACTGGGACGATGTAGCCTCTGTGTGGTTTAGCGGTAAACCTTTATCAAAAAATACATCTTCAGATGGATATAATACCGTTCCAGAATATGTTGCTAAAGTACGCGCTAACATGGGAATTCCAGTACAACCAACTACACTTTCAATGGTTGTAGACCCAAGAGTAAAATTATATGGAGATGAATACATAAGGCAAGGTAAACCTGCTGATTTCTTTAAAACTTTACCAAAATACATAAGACCAGAAGCTGTTTTAGCTTACGCCAATCAAAACGTAGATAACACTCCACAAGTACAAAGTCTTGTTGAAAAAATAAACAATTTAGACTCATTAATAAATAGTCCTTATTTAGGGTCGGTTGTAGGACCTAATTTTTTATCAAGAGGTGTTACCGCAAACATTGTTAGTGGTGTTGGGGCTGGTGGAGTAGCTGGGGCATTAGCTGGTGCACCATTTGCTGGTATAGGTGCGCTACCAGGAGCAGCTGGGGGTGCTATATTGGGAGGGATAACTGGTTTTGCCACAACTCCTCAATTTTCTGGAAAAGCCGCTAGTTTTATTGGTGATGTTGAATTATTAACAAGTGCAGAAACTATTGATAATTTAATTAAAGCAAAAGCACAAGGTGCAACATTTGGAGCTTTATCAGAATCAGAGCAACAGATGTTAAAAAATGCAGCTACTAAAATTAATAACTGGGCGATTAAAAATGGAGAAGGAAAAGTTGTTGGCTATAATATTGATGAGGAAAGTTTTATTAAAGAATTAAATAGATTAAAATCATTAGCTCAAAAAGGAATTGCACAAGCTGGTGGTAATGTGTTGGGTGGAAATATAACAGATGTATACTATAACTCAGTAATTCAACCATTACAAAATACAAGCACAACTACCTACGGGTACACATTCTAAATATATGGAAAACAAAACATTAAACAGACAACAAATGCAAACTATCCTTGACCAAGCACCACAAGGAGTAGACAAAGGACAACTAATACAAAAATTTGTAAGTGACGGTTTTGTCGTAGAAGGGGTGAACGACAAAAAAGAACCAAACTTAGCACAGACAATAGGTGGGGCACTTATAAAAGCTCCTACTGACTTAATCGGAGCAGGATTTGCTGGTGCAGGGGCATTAGGTTCATACGCAGGCAAGAAGCTATCAGGTCAAGACACTACTCTAGCTCAAGAGTATGCAAATCAATCCCAACAAGTACAAGAAAGTGGTGCTAACACAATAGTTCAACCACTTACAGGGCAAGAAATAAGACCTGCGCAAGACCTACAACAATTAACGGGGGATGTTCTACAGACAGGCGGTCTAGCTATGCCAGGTGTAGGACTAGCAAAAGGAGCTGCCACTGGAGCCGCTTTGTTAGGAGGACAAGCAATGAGTGAAGGGCAGTCAGCTTTTGATGTAGCCAAAGACACTCTTATTGGAGGAGTGACTGGAGGTGCGATAGGGGTAGCGCTTCCCGCACTAGAGTCCCTTTTAGGAGCAGCGAGTAAGTCTTTACCTAAAGTGATAGGTAAAATTGGTGAAGCCATTACGCCAGATCCAGCTGGAATCATGCAAAGAGTTTTGAGAACCACAAAAGGACAGCAGGCAAACTTTGAGCAAAACTATGGAACATCTATTGGTCAATATGCTGTTGATAGGGGTCTTATTGGTACTCAGGAAGAAGTAGCGAATACACTTGCTAATAGATTTATTACGTCAATAAAAGCAGCAGATGATGCTCTTGCAACCCTTCCAGGGAAATACCAACCAGAACCAGTAAAAACCGCTTTGCAACAACTGTTCCAAAAGAAGCTGGCGACATCTGCACCAGGAGCAGCCGATCCAGAACTGTCCTTAGTAAAGGGCTTATTGGCTAAGTTTGAAAACGGAGGTTTGGACATGAGTGAGATAAACCAAGCAAAGAGGTTATTTGAAAGAAATGTGAAATTAGATTTCGTGAGAACCAACAACCCTGAAGGGGTTACTTTATCGAATAACATAGACCAAGCAATAAGAGAGTGGCAATTTGCACAAGCAGAAAGATTAGGACTTAAAAACTTGCCAGAGATAAACAAAGAAACTCGAATGGCTAAAGACTTACTTAATTCTCTTGAGAGAGAAATGAGCGGGAAAGCAGGTAACAATGCTATAACTCTTACAGACTGGATAGTTCTTGCTGATGGGGGCGCAACGAATATAATGGCTTTCTTGGCTAAAAAGGGTTTCTCAAGCGATACGGCGCAAGCTTTCGTAGCTAAATACTTTGCCCCTAAAGCAAAAATAGGATTACCAGCAGCAAAAATGGAAGCACCACAAATAGATGCAACTGTTCAAAGTTACTTTGACTTTCTTAAAAAAACTGGGGCTATCTCTCAGGGTAGCAAAAAGCAATTACAGCAACCAGTAGTACAAAAAGAATTGCAATCAGCATATCCCAATACTATACCACAGTCTACAAAAGGTGCAAGTACTGTGCCCAAGAAAGCAAAATAATATATGGAAAACTTAAATAAACTAACAAGATTACTAGGTGCAGACAGAATAATGACAGCAGAAGATGTACAGCAAATTCTCCTTGGAATAATGGAAATCTTAAAGTCCTATAAAGAAGGCACAGAATCTATTAATGAAGAAACTAAACAAGTGGTAAATTCTCTCCTTGAGCATACAGTCAAATATAATCAAGAAACTATTTCAGATTTCAAATCAGAAGCAGAAAAAGCACATGGAGAAAGAATGAAAGAACTTCAAGGATTCCTTACAGAAGTTAAAACTACTTTAGCTGACATGGAGGTTATGATGAGTGAGGTAAAAGATGGTAAAGATGCAGATGAGGAAAAGATTGTTGAGGATGTTGTTAATAGAATTAAAATAGATCCTACAGTGGTAACTGTTTCGGCAGAAGAAGTTAGAGATAAGTTAGCTTCTCTAAAAGATGAAGAAAGACTAGATAAGTCAGCAATAAAAGGATTAGAGAAAATGCTTTTCCAAAAAGACTTAGACTATGCAATAGCAACTCTTCGACAACAAGCTTCTTTCCTAATAAATAAAGGAGGGGTAAAAACAATTGTTGCTGGAACCAATATTACTGTAGATAACACCGACCCAAGTAACCCAGTAATATCCTCGACAGGCGGGGGCTCAGGTTCCCCAGGAGGTTCTACAACTCAATTACAATATAATAATGCAGGTGCATTTGGTGGTATATCAGGTGCTACAACTAACGGGACAGCAGTAACCTATACTACA